TATTTTGCTAAATATTGTAAAGTAATGACTGATACCGGGTTAGATTACATACGTCTTAGGGATTATCAGACATCGGTACTTAAGGAATATCAGAATCATAGATTTAATATATTCTTAGCTCCTAGACAGGTTGGTAAATCGATAACCTCATCCATCATATTAGTTTGGTATCTTCTTTTTAACCATGATAAAAATGCGATGATTCTTGCTAACGTAGGTGATACCGCGGAGGAGTTAATGGATAAGATAAAATCCATTATAAAGGGACTTCCTTTTTATATGAAACCTGGTATGGTTGTCAATAACGTTATGACAATGAGATTTGATAATGGATGCAGAGTATTAGCTAAGACTACAACAAAAACCTCAGGTATTGGTTTTACCATACATTTTCTATATATGGATGAGTTTGCACATATTAATCCAAATTTCATGGAGGCATTCTTTAGATCAACATATCCGACAGTATCATCTTCCAAAGTTTCCAGAATAATAATAACTTCCACCCCAAATGGAATGAACAAGTTTTATGATATTTACCAGGGAGCAATAACCGGTGAAAATAGTTTTAATCCGATCAGGGTTGATTGGTGGCAAGTTCCCGGTAGAGATGATGAATGGAAAAAAAGGGAAATTGGTAACCTTGGTAGTGAGGAATTATTTAATCAGGAATATGGTAATCAATTTTTAAGCTCATCTAGCTTACTTTTAGGTTCTGATGAATTGAAGAAAATTAGAAGAAATGAGGTTGAATATGAATGGAGGGAATTAAGCTCGCTTCATTATGGCGATGTTAATTACGAGAACCTATTATGGCACCCGAAGTTTGATATAGATAAGTGTGATCAGCCTGGGAAAAAATTTGTTATATCCATAGATTTAAGCGGTGGAGGTAATGGAGACTTTACTGTCATAAATATATTTAAGGTAACCCCTTTACCCAAGTTCATAATAGAGAAAATAGAGGAATTTGAGGACGAGTCTGATTTTTTCGGTCTGGTCCAAGTTGGTGTATTCAGAGATAATGAAATAAAACTAGAGGAAGTGACAAAACTTCTGCAATTATTATGTAGTGAAATATTTACTGTTGATAGAGTTAAGATAGCTTTGGAAATGAATTATAAAGGTGAATTACTATATGATAAATTAATGTATAGGGATGACTTTTTTGATGAGATGTTTTTATTTACTAAACATACGGAGGCAGCTAGAATAATGAAGGTTGGTATAAAGTATAATGAGAAAAATAAAATGAAATATTGTGAGATGCTCAGAGGGTTGATAAAAAGCGACAGAATACTAGTTAATGATAAAAAATGGACGGTACCTGAACTTTTTACTTTTGGCTTAAATAATAGAGGAACATACTCCAGCCAGAGTGGTCATGACGATGTTGCAATGACACTAGTCAATTTACCTGGTTTATTCGAGGGATATGATTTTAATCAATTAGTTGGAGAGGTGTTTGATGAGCTTGATGATAATTCATACAAGGATCTTATAATAAGTAAACTTGAGGGAGGGCAGATAAGCGAAGATGAAGGAAGAGGACCAAGCACTAAGGACGGAAGAATGTTTGGGGATTTTAATAACATGATGTAATAGCATAACACATAATTCCCATTTTGATTTTGATATATAGTCTAGAAGCAAAAATATCTTTAATAAATAATGGCAAATAAGGTAAAAATAGACTATTCTCAATTCAGAGCATCTGGAGTCTACACACTTGAGTTTGACGCATCTCAAAATGTTATATTAACATCTCAAACCATAAGATTGGTTGTTGGTTTTTCTAACAAAGGACCTTTCAATACTCCGGTTTATATACCAGACGTTACTACGATGATCTCAATTTTTGGGGATGTTGATAGATCTCTAGAAAATAAAGGATCTTTTTTCCAAAGATCTATACTAACGTGTTTAAATACCGGACCAGTTTTCGCATTAAATCTCTTGAGATTAAATGACGACGAGGAAACTGCAAATCCCGATGAGGTGACATACCAGTCATATTCACTTGATACTGAGGAATATAACGGTGAGATAACTAGTAGATTATATTCATCTTACTATAACAAGGAGAGATTTTGGTTCGCAGATCCTAATTACTTTCTTGCTACCCTAAGTGTTTCTGATCAGGGTAAACTATTTAATTTAACTAATCTTGGTAAGTCTCCGATGAGTATAATTACCAGAAAATCTACTGATTCATCTAGACCTCTTAGAGGATACGATATTTTCGCTATTGATTGGTATGGTGCGGATAACGTACCTAGCTTTATGCACCCATATGACTATATGGCTGACTATTTCATTGATGTTATTTCAATATATGGTGATTGGACAGATTATCAAGCATTATCGCTGGATCCTAAATGGAGCACATATTTTACCGATAATGGATTTATAAAAAGCAGAATAGATAATTTCTTATCTGAGCCTGACGTATCAATAGTTACTTCAGTTACCGGATGTATTATTCCTGATTTTGTTGATCTTAATGGTGTTACCCAATATATTCAGGTATTAATAAATAATGGAACTCCTTCTACTGGACTATTTTGTGCAATAGATGAACAAGCTTTTGATGATATATGTGCTAACGGATCTAAAATAGATTTAGTAGGTAATCACCTTATCGATGAATTAACAGGTGATAGTGACTTAGCTACACCTAGAATAAATTTCTTAAGTTATGATCAAGTTCTTGTTGCTGATTATCTTTATACACAAAACGTAATAGGTGTAACCGGAGCTACTGGATTTAATAGTGCTACTGGAGCAACAGTTTATACTACTGGATCCAAAGTTGGTACTTTATATACACTAACAGGAACTGCTGGAACTACCGCTGGTATCGTGCAGCAATCATTTTTACCTTATGATTCTAATGCATTTGATGGTGGATTACACTATCTACAAACTAGTGGAACATACGGAACAACAGCAGGATATTTACAAAATGCAGCCGGCGTTAATTCACTTAAGACTTTCTTAACAGTAACATCATCAAATGACGAAAAATTCATTATGGGAGTGGTTTCTGGATATACGGGAGGTTTAACAGGAGCATTGCTTAACCAATTTGCTGAAGCTGATCTAGTTAAACTTAAGGTTACCGGTACTAGAGATATCTCAGGAGCCCTTAGAATCTTCTGGACACACCCCTTAGATACATCATTCTATAGAGGACAAGGTATAACAGTTACTCCAACATTTAATTTAACATCATATAATACTGGTGCTTCAGGAAGTAATCCTTCATTCTATACTAATGCTTACCAATTTGGTAATTCTGATTATCTTGATATCATCAACGTAGCTACACCTAGTGGAGTTACAGGACCAGGAGCACCTGCAGGAACATCAAATGTACTTGTTGGATATAACGCTTCCCCACTTTTCCAGGATAATAAATACGCTGAAATTTCTGACGGCGATATCGCTTGGACCAGCGCGGATGGAACTTCTCTTAGATATTTAGGCTTTGAGTCAACGGTTGATAAGGATCAGTTCAATATGGTTTACACTAGAGCATTTAGTAATGTTTCTAGAGACAATTCAACTATCACCAATATTCCTGCATTTGCTAGTACATATGCTTCAAATAATATAGGTCTTCCTGTAGGACCACAAAATTTTGACATAATTTCACAGGAAGGTTCAATTAATCAATTTGTAGATTGTACTAAGATAGACGTTACTACATTCTTGGTTACACTTGATAGTAATAGTAATGTACCTTTCTCGGTTGGTGATTTGGTAGTTTCTACCGATCTTGATATATGTGAACCAGCTACTGGTAACAGACAAAGCAGATTAGCAAAGATAACATCTGTTGCTATGACAACAACTCTAGGAACATATAGAGTTACCTCTGCTAGACCGGTTCTTTATTATACATCAGGAACGGGAGTAAGAGTGCAAAAATTCAAATCTATTGCTCAGTTTACTCGATCTTTTGATTTTAGTTACCTAAGTGGATTCACAATGAATGAATCACATAGACCAAATGGAAGCGACGCTAGAATTTCTGAAATATTGGATGTTATGTATGACACTAATATAGCTAAAACACTAGCTGCTAAAGACGTTATATCATTCAGATATATCGTGGATACTTTCTCTGGACAAATATTACCTAATTCTAAATACCAATTAAGTAGATTGGCTAAACTTAGACAGCAGGCATTGGCATTAATCAACGCTCCTTCAATGGCTCAATTTAGAGCAAGTACGGATCCTAGATTTACTGATGCGCCTACAGCGGCTAATCCATATCCAAGATTAAATACTGCTTATATCGTAGACGGTGGTAATTTATCACTAAACCCATCTTACACATTTAGTTTACCTAGTGAGGATGAAGGAGCTAAATATGCTGCTTTTTATTCACCTTACATTACAGTAAGAGAAAATAATAGAAACGTGGAAGTTCCACCTTCGGCTTATGTTTCTAATAACTTCTTAAGAAAATTTGCAAATGGTGAACCTTATGCTATTATAGCAGGACAGAAAAGAGGGGTTATCAGCGGAGGTAATATAGTTGGTGTTGAATATGATTTTACCGATGAGGATAGAGGAAATCTTGAGCCATTTGGTATCAATCCAATAATAAAGAGAAGAGGTATTGGTGTCGTTATTTTCGGTAATCAAACAGCTTATCAGCAGGTTAACTCTGCATTCAACCTTGTACACGTAAGGGATTTATTAATCAGTGTAGAAAATGATGTACAGGAGATATTATCAAATTATCTATTTGACTTCAATGACGATTCTATCAGACTTGAAATTAAAACACTAGTTGATAATTATCTGGATGGAGTTAGAGCAGGAGGTGGTATTTATGCTTACCAGACTGTCATGGATGCTTCAAATAATACACCGGCAATCATCGATATGAATATGGGTATAATTGACATCATAATTGAACCAGCTAGAGGTATTCAGAAATTCATTAACAGAATTACTGTTACTAGAACGGGTGGAATTGCATCAGGAGGATTTATTCAATTTGCATAATATTCCAACCAAAGATAAATATTAATAACTATGGCAGGATTACCACATTTTCAAAATTCACTTTCAGGAACAAATAGGTTTGAACCTGTTTACCTGAATCAATTCGAAGTTACTATAATCCCACCAGCTGCAGTAGCTGGTGGTGATCTTCTATTACAACACGTAACTAAGGTTAGTGGTTTATCTCTAGATAAACACCCAGGTTTAGCTACTCAGAAATATAAATTTGCTAAAAGAAACTATGCTGGTGCTAAACCGGATCAAACATACCTTGATTTAAGTTTGAGTTTTAATGTCAATCTTAATGATGATAATTCGATGTATGTATTTAAGACTTTAAGACAATGGTCGGATCTTATCTATAACCCATTAACTGGAGCTATGGGACTTAAGAATGATTATGTTGGTACTGTAGTTATATCAATTTTCAATAAGCAAGGTGATGTATATAGAAGAATTACATGTAAGGATGCTTTTATAACTAAACCAATAAGCCCGATGAATCTTAATTACACTTCAACAGATCTTTATAAAATAGATGATCTTCAATGGGCAGTTGATTACTGGGAAGATTTATTTCTATAAAAATTAAAAAATATAAATGGCAGGATTACCACATTTTACGAACTCTAAAGCAGCGATAAATAATTTTGAACCTGTTTATCTTAACCAGTTTGAGGTTATTATTAACCCTCCTGCTGGTATAGTCGATGCATCAACGACATTCAACGGTGAAGGTATATTAGCGCAGCAAGTCAAATCCATCACAGGATTAGCTGTTGATATAACTGCTAATGATCCAATACAACAAAATTATAAATTTGCTACCAGAAGATATGCTGGTGGGGAACCTTCTACTACTGACATGACCTTATCAATGGAATTTGAGGTCAATTTAAACGATGCTAATTCCATGACTGTATACAAGATACTTAGACAGTGGTCGGATTTAATATACAATCCACTAACTGGAGCGATGGGTCTTAAATCGGATTATGTCGGATCTATGAGTATATCAATATTTAATAAAAGAGGTGATGTATTTAGAAGAATCAGAATTCCTTCTTGCTTCCTGAGCGAAGCAATAAATCCAATGGAGCTTGATTATGAAACTCCAGCAATATACACAATTAATGCTAGCTGGATATGTGATTACTGGGAAGATTTATTCCTATAATATTTTTTTTTAATAATATTTTAAAAAAAGAGGTCAGATTTTGGCCTCTTTTTCTGTGTTTGGTTATATAATGAGCAAAGATAAATTAATTAATATGGATAACATATCACCGGAACAAATACTGAGAGAAAAAGAATTAGCTAGCGGATTTGTTTATGACGATCCTATAATGGATCAAAATGAGATTGGCGAATCAAGCGAATCTATAAATAGAACATTACAACAACCGATCGTTGATGAATCACCTAAAATCAGTGAGTCGGTTAAAACCGATAATATCGAAACCCCGATTACTTCTATGGGTAAGGCACAATCGGCTAGTCCAGCATTCGATAGTGGATGGAAGAATGTTCCTGTTACTATATTACCATCAGGAGGTCTGTTCTATCCGGATGGAACCAGAATAGCCATACGTGCTGCTGAAGTAAGGGAGATAAGACACTTTTCTACCATCGATGAAGATGATAGATTGGACATAGAGGAAAAGTTAAGCTACGTGCTCGAAAGATGCCTTAGAATGGATTTTCCTGGGGAAGGAGTTGTTAGCTATCTTGACATCAAGCAAGAAGATAGATTTTTTCTAATATTGGCGATAAGAGATTTAACATTTGTAAAGGGTGAAAATTCAATAATACTGAAGACCAATAAAAAATGTAAGGAAACACCAGAGTGTCCATTTAACGATGGTATAGAATTAAGAACGGGTGTACTTGGCTCTTATGATATAGATCCTAAGGTGATGTC